ATTTCCTCTGGCCTTCGTCCCATCCCTTTTGCGATGATCTCCGCGAACTTTGATAACTCTTCTGCCGTATCTTTCTTCTTCATCTTCTCACGAGACTTACGATTGTTTTCAATAAAATCAATCCAAACTTTCGTCTTCTTAAATTCCGCAACCTGCGCCTCTGTTCTCGGCGTTGTATAAAGTTGCACCCCACCCTCGGCCCATCTTAACATTGCCTCCATCGCGTTGTTAGGATGCAAAGGCCCAACGCGATGATTAACGCTGGTAAAAAGGAAAACATTCGTATGGTCATCAATGCTTTTTATCGGAAGACCCATCCCACTTTTTTTGTTATGAATCTTTTTTAACTTTGCCAACTCTTCAGTCAAAGACTGACTTGGCATTTGAACCGAACGCTCCTCCAATTTATTTATCCGTGCCTGCAACTCTGCGATCTGGGTATCTTTTTCATTTATTTCAACTTGTTTCACCATTTCAATCCCCCATTGATTTAACCCGTATAGGGGCCGATTTTCCGACCCCTCGACGGTAACAATTTAAGGTAAAAGCTACCTATTGATCAGGTAACTTCATTAAACTGCATTTCCGCGCCATGCTTGGCGCGCAGAATTGCTTCACCCCATATTTCAGAACCAGTTACCTGATCCCCAACTTCTTTCCCGGAATCGGCGATATCCACCTCAATTCTAAACCCACGTTTCTCAACGAGCTTAAAGGCGTCACGCGAGAACGCGCAACCTGAAGCGTTGTTAGACGTGACCGTGAGGTTATTATCAATATACATATTGAATCCCAAAATCATTCCGGCAAAACCACTGCGGACAATATCATCGCCGACACTACCAACAAAGCTGGCAACAATTTTATTGGCCGTTGTTTCTGTTAATTGAGCGATGCCGACCGTCCCCCAGAATTGTCCAGGAGTACAAACAAAATTATACGGCAATGGCGCAATGCCTTGGCGTAACTTTTTGTAAGCCCCATAGAAATCTGAAGGGAGAATGTCATTGTTCGCCCCACCCTGAATTTGGGTGATTGAAGTGAACAGTGCCGCTAAATCTTTATCCTTTCGGACGGCGTTAGCTTGACCGATCATCTGTCCAGCGATGGAATAAATATCGCCAGGCGTTGCCAAAACTGCTATTTCTTTTAGTAATACCGTCGAACCATGAACCCCTACCGTCGCGCTTGCCGGAGAAGTTTCATCGCTTGTCCCCGTATCCAGGGCTTGATTTGTCAACGAATCATCAGTCTCTGAGGTCAAACGCACAACAAAAGGCGTGTCATGCTGGACGCCCGGTCCGGGAAACGGCACGCGCCGAACTAGGGGCGGGATTATTTCTCCATCATCCAACTCTAGCATCGCGACTTCTTTAATAACTGGAATCGCTTCTGTTAGTGTTGTTACTGTGGTTTCTAAGGCCATTTAATTTCCCTCCTAAATGTTCAGAGGCATAAGAGTATGCTTCTGTCGTATTTGATTTTTAAGTTCAAGCACCTTTTTATAATCCCCAGCTCGTCTTGCCGCCATTAACTGATCGGCTAGATCTGGTTGAGTTCCGCTTGCACCACTTGCCCCAGCCCCACCGCCCGCGCCCGCTGTCCCTGCGCCCCCTTGCCCTCCGGCCTTGACAAGGTAAGGTCTATCTTTTAAAAATCCCTTGATGCCATCAGCAATACTCAAATCGCTTTCGACACCCTGAGCGTTTTTGCCTTTGATAGTTATATTGCCCTTGTCATCAACCGCAGTAAGTTCTCTGACAAGTTTTGCTGCATCAGGATGAGCGTTCTGCTTCATAATTTCTTGATTCAGCTCATACATGATTTTAATATTTCTGTTCTCTTGATCTTTCTGACTTAATATGCCTTTGTACTCTTCTTCTTTTTTTTGCCAGCCTTCTTTGAGCTTTTCATAATTTTTCTGTGCCTCCAAGTCCTTGTTTTCCCGTTCGGCTTTTTCTTTATCCCATTCAACGGCACGTTTTTTAAGATCCTCATAATCAGAAAATTTTTCAGCCGCTTTCTTGCGTTCAAAAGCCGCAACGTCATTAACTTTATCTTGCGAAACAAACCTTTTTCCTTCCACTTCAACAATCCCTTCTTCGATTTCTTTTCCTTTTGCAAAATCAAGTCCCATATAATCCCCTTTTTTTTATGGCCAGGTTAGCCCTGCCCCGCTTGCACGGTTTGTTTTTGTTTTAATCTATCAAAAAAACCACCGCCGAATGTCCCCGGCTCAGGCTTGTTAACTTCTGATTCCATGTCTTTAATAAGTTTCTCTACCCCCGCATCATCCATACGCGGGAATTTCTTTTGAATGATCGCTTTGTTAACTTCAACCCGCGTTAAATTCCCGATCTTCAATTTGTTCATTTCAATCGCCTCACGGATATCATCATTGACGGATTGGACGCTGAATTCGTCGGGATATTCAATTTTTCCATCAAACTCAATCCCTTCCCACCTTCCAAACATTTGCCACATCTTGAGTTCACCGTCATTTAAATTATTCGCTTTTCTCGATAAGGATGAATTTGTTTGTTGGAAATCCCATGCCTTTGAAACTCCACTCTGTTGGTCGGAAACAGGGCTGGAAACTTTTCCGGACACCCCTCCGCTATCTAGTTTCGCCATACGATAAATTTTATCTATCTGATTTTCAATCTGCCTCATAATCACATCCGCGCTCTCCGACGGAGGTGAAACATATTGAGGGACGTTTGTCTCACGAGGATAAATTATCCCTTTCCTCGTCCCTATCTCCGTCGCACCCTCATAATCCGTAACATCCCCCTGAAGCGCGAGAAACGCGAAAGTCTGATCGCGTATAATCTGCGTCAACTCAGACGTAAGATTGAAAATGTCCCTGTTTACAAAAGCAATATCCGACAAAGAACTAATGCCTAGAAAATTATTATATTTTTTCGATGGCCGATCAAATATACACACCAATGGCACAAAACCAAGATTATGCAACCCTTCCTCCATCAACTCTCCTTCATGATCGTATAAAAACCATCCTGCTCGCGTCCATAACCTGTAAAGCATATGACATTTCATGTTTTTATCATATTTCTCAGGATCAACGTTCATCTCCCCTTCCTCGCAAATTACAACCCAGTGAGGCCGCCCGAATTTATCCAGACTCCAATTAAGCACATGTTGCGGAGAAATAATCGAAAAATAAGGGAACTGATCGTTGACTATCCTTTGTTCAAGATTAACTTCCCCGTCCATCGGCGGCATATCCGATAAAACAAAAACATGCCCGTAGATCTGCACGCAATCAGCGATTTCTTTCCTGAGTTCTGAGATAGAACTTCCGCGTCTATCAATATTCTCCATGCGTTTATCAATTATTCCTTGCAAGTTTCCCCATTCCTCAGTGACGGGTTGTTTAAAAAGGTGTTCGGTGTATATGTCAATAATCGGCTGACAAAAATTATAGTAATAACTCATTCTCACCCGCTGATTGAAATGCTCCTGTCTCTCCTTCGGGTGCATAAATAAATTATTGCTTAACTGTCTGGATGATAAAAGTTTACCATTGGTATAGACAGGGATAATATCATGCCCCGGCTTGGTATCTAAAGAAAACGGGATCTCGGCATTAGTATAATCAACCCCACCCTCGTATGAATTAAGAAGAAAATCCCAGTACCGCGAATAACATTTATAGAGGGGATGGGGACTTTTGACGATGTCTTTAATATTCGACGACATTAAATTTTCACTCCGACAATTCTATCTTTTGAAATTCCATACTCACGCTCTATTAAATACCCAAGAGCATCCGACGGATGTGTTAAAGACAAATCTTTTCCCTTGTCAATCTGGACAGTTCCTTCTTTATACGATACTTGCTCAAAATCCCTGATAACATGCTTACACTTTGGGTTTACAAATGTCCTTCTCACGCCCTTAGAATTACAAATCATCCCATTTACGGAATTAATGCGATCGCGTTCGGCAGGATTGACCGACGGTACTTTTTTCTGTATGCCATAAAGCGCAAGCTCATCTTCGATTATTTTCCAATTCGTTACATTGCTCGTTGTATGCCGCGCCCTCCCGGTCGCGTCCCCATACAAAATCAACCCTGTATTATGGTTTGGATATCTGCTTTTAAATTCATGACAAGTCTCGACGGTGTTCGAATTCGGAATGACAATTTCATCAATAATATAAATTTCATCAAGCCCGCTATTATAATTTCTCCCCAACTGCGCCAATACCCACGCCATTGGATTGACGTTAAAATCACAACATAGCGCGATTGGTTTCTTAGGATCATATTGCGCTAATTTAAAAGCCAGGTCGCCAGCATTATCTTTTCGGCTGAACGCATAATAAACCGCGCCTTCAAAGATAACGAACTCGCCCATAATTTCTTGTTGCATAAACTTCTTATCATAATTCTGGGCCAGTTGATCTATGCCCTCTTTACTTAAATAAATATTTGCGTATGTTTGGAACCGAACGACACCATAATCTTTTTTACGATTAGCTATAAAAATATCATGGATATCATCATAGCTATTCGGTGATGTCGTTATAAAACCTTTTCCCCCCGTCGACAACACACGTCCCTGGAGAACATCCCAAAGTAATTTGAAATTTTTACATTCTCTCGCCTCATCGACCCAGAACCCGACGAAGGTTTCATTCCTGATTCGATCAGCATTATCCGCGCTGTGTCCGTGTACTCGCCGTCCATTTCTTAACACAATTATTTTCTTAGAATCATTCTCATGTAAAATAAATGGCCGGGCCGCTTCTTTGAACTCTACCCACGTTGTACGATCCAGCATATTATATGTCGGAGCGATGATGCCGAACACACCTTTCCCCTTAGCGTTCCATGATTGTTTAATGGCTTCACGCGCTCCGGCAAATGTTTTTCCCGCCCGAATCCCCGAGATAAGCGCGACGAATCTATATAATTCTTTTAATGCGTAATGAAAGGCGAGCTGTGCTTCGTGGGGGTGATAATTTTTTAAATTAATATACATTATTGGAGGTATTGCGCGAAACGAGATTTACCCTCGCCATTTGTTGGAGAATCGATGAACTCAACTTCTTTATTTAAGAACTCTTCAGATTGTTCTGGATAAACTTTTTCGCGCCATCTATCCGGTTGTCTGTTCTTAAGCCAAAAAATACATGCCACTTCACTGGGAGGATAATGTTTGATTGTTTTAACGCGAGTGACTTTTCCAAAAGCACAAAAAACTTCCTCGGAATGATGGGAATATCCGCAAGCCCTTTCATAGAGAGATCTTTCAACCCGCTCGTCGGCGCTCTTCTTCCAATCTTTTAAGGATTCGGAGAACTCTGGATGTTTTTTCTTCCATTCAAATAATGTGTCAACATTTATATCAAAAAAAACGGCGAGATCCCTATCAGTAAATCCTTTTTGTTCGACTAAAAATTTTAGTTTATCTAAATTAATTGTATTGAATTTGGAAGGTCTTCCGCCAGCATGTGCCATAAATAAAAATGAGGCCATTCCACCGCTAGCGGAACGGCCTCAATCCTCGATAACAATTTTTCTCTTATCCTGAATGTTAGGGTATACGAAAAAAAAATATATGCAAGGATTATTTCAAAAAATTAATTGTCAACCAAAAAAGAGGAAGAGGTTAACAATGAAAAAGAAAGGGGTTGACAAAAAAAATGGATGATATAGAGTGGGAGGAGTAAACCAGGGTAAATATAAAAGTAAAAACGAGGATGAAAAAACAATTAATTATAAGGCCGTTGAATAAAAAAATAACGGTCTTTTTTTGTGTCTTAAATTGTGCCGTGTTGATCACCGTTCTACCCTGGACGGTTTACTCGTTTAAAGATCACACGGCACGATTTTTTTATTTTTAAAAAAAA